AGAAATACATCGCCTGAGTTTATTGCTAAATTCGTCCTCTGCTCCTCAATCAGCAGCCCTTTTGGTGCCAGAGTCACAGGGTCGTAGTCGAAGCGGGGGCCGTAATAGGCTGATGCCTCTGTTTGATAGTACGGCTGCAAAGCGCCTACGTTGAGCTGTGCGCCCCAGACGTAGATTGATGTCGTTAACGTGTTTACTTCACCACCGCCTGAATTTGCAGAACTTACAACATACACCGCAACAGACGAAGACGCTGCCGATGGAGTAAAAACCATCGTACATCGATACCACCCATTTCCAACATCTTGGATCGATGCTGTTGGGGTAGCACCAGTCACTGTGCCAACGCTGCCAACCACACCGTTGGCTACGTCAAAGTTAGCGTACATCCCGCCAAACCCGCTAAAACCTCTTAATTGGGCAAAATCATTAGTGCCCTTTTTTACATACACCGAATACGTGTGTGCAACAGCCGATAAGGTTACCGCCTGAGATGCGAAATGCGCCGCACTTGTCCCATCGGCGGTTATTGTGTCTGCCGTGGTTGTTCCATCTGGTGCCGCTACAGTGTTAGCGGTGACTGTTCTGGCACCGGCGGAGGAGTTCCAAGCCGCGTTATCAAACTGCTCCGAGTACGTCAGCAGGTTGTGCGGCGCGTACTGAAGCGACCCATCCGAGCCGACCAACGTGGCGTTGCTGGTGCGGGAGAAGGTGATCCTCGGATCAAGCTCACCACTCAGAAAGTTAAACGCAAGTTTGGCATAGGGCGGAGCATTCAGCAAAGACGGTATCCCGCCAAGCCCCAGACCAACGGCGTTCCGGAGTGCTACGCCCCAGCTCATCGGATATTGATTGGTTTGGCGTACAAGGTGCCGCCAGAGGCAACCTGCACAGCGCTCACGACCCAAGGGCCACCAGTACCGTTCACGCCAGATGCAGGGTTAGGCACGTTGAATGGAATCGGGGTGCCAGCAGGAATAGGCGTATCAGACGTCGTCGCCGTCACACCCTCACCGACGCGAATGTAAGCATCAGTCGTACACCAGACCAAGACCCCTTGAGGGCCGGGAGGCCATGCCAAAGTCGTTCCAGCAGTGCCCGTATACGCTACGCTCTTGGCGCCATACGACGCATCCATGCAAGGTCGAAGAAGTTCCATTTTTTTTCCTTACGCCAAAAAGCGAAGCTTGTACAGGGTCGAGAGATACAACGCAACAATCTCATCAATGATATTGTGCAACGGCGTGCAGTCTTTATCCACAATTTTGAAGCGTTCCGCCTCAATTTCTTCCATCTGATCCTGCAAGAACTCAACAATGTTGGTTGTCTTCTTTGCAGACATCAAAGAAATAGGCCCCATTAGGCCATGCTTGCCTTGGTAGGCTTCAGCAAAACTATCCGCCAAGCCCACAATCTCCTCATAGAACCCCTGCAAAGCCATATGCTTGGCAAAGCTGCGGGTGTTCAAATGCACCGAATGGGCCACATCACGGGCCAAGAACAGCATCCCAACAAAATCACATGCCTTCATTTTGCATCCCTTGTTGTGGCATTTGTTCCATCATCTCAGGCATCTCTTGACGCATCTGCGGAGCACCGGCAATCAGGTCACCCGTGTCCATCGCCGCCGCAATCGTGCCCATCACGATGTCCTGAATCTGCTCAGGCGACATAGAAGCCTGCACAGCACTGATACGCTGCGTCTCAGCTTGATATGCCTTCACCTGAGAATCAAACTCCTTGACGGCAATGTCACGAGCCTCCATAGACTGCTGAACATTCTTCAGCATCTGGTGCATCTGCTCCATCTCCTGACCCATTGCCTGAATCTGCTGCTCAGCAGCCTGCAACTCAGGCGTCTTGTCATCGTCAGCCAGCAACTTAGGATCAATCGTCTTGGCAAACCGCTTCGCCATCTCTTGCGCACCAGGCCAGTCCATGTTCTTGACAAACAAGTCCCCAGCCACCGCCCACAACTGAGGATTGCCCTGCAACAACTGGCTCATCGCATCCAAAGACTCTTGGCGCTTAGTCATGTAGCTCGGGCCAGTCGTGACGCAAACGTCATACTTGCCAACGCCCAAGTTGTATATCTTTTCAAGCACAACGCCGTTTTGATCCTCAATCTTACGCACAGGCTCTTGCTGCGTAGGATCAATCTTTGCCATCTTGGTCTCGCCATCCAAGCCAATGATCCGCGCAATACGCTGCGTGTCATAGATCTTGGGAGCCATATCAATGATCTGCCGACCAATGTGGCGTACAGCGCGAGCAAGGTTGTCTACGTAGTGATACGTGCCCGTATCGCCTTGCTTCTCACGCGCGAGAATAGCCCGGCCAGACCGCTCATTGCTGGTTGCGCCGAGACTCGAATCATACTGGCCCGTCGTGCTCTTGATATCGTCCGAAGCGCCCATCTTGGCTTGAATAAGGCCTGTCTGGGCCATTGGAGGCAAGGCACGTTGTGGTAGGGGCAAAACTGCTCCCTGTCCATCCGTAACGTCCGGGTTGACCTCAAGGTAAGGCCAGTTCTGCGTGTTGGCAGTCTTCCATTGCTGCTCATACCCCTCGAACTGCCCACCGTACCCAATGAACGGCGCCTTTGGTGCCAACGCAAGCATCTCAGCCTCTTGGCTGACCCAGTAGTTGTACATGCGCTGGGCATCCTTGGCGTTGCGCACCAAGCCAGACACATAGATACGACCATCAACTTCAAACTCGTTACCAACAACCCGAACAACAGGAATGTACTTGCCAGCCCAATCTTGCTCTTCAAGGATTTCATAGCCGTTGATCTTGCACCATTTGACCTTCTGAACATCCGCCTGACGAGTGCGAACAGGCTTCATGCCCATCGCTTTCATGTTCTTGTCCTCGGCAGAGCCTGCAAACAAAGAAACATTGCCAGGGTACAAGTTCAGGGTCTTCTTCTCGTGCTCAACGTAGAAATACTCGGCAATCCGCACCGTGTCTTCGTTGATCCACTGCGACAGCGACTGATCCCCAACCCCCAACGTCTGCAACGTGGAAATCGGGTTCGCATCCGGGAACATCCGCTCGTAATCCTCTTTCAGAATGTCCTCAGTGATGAAACACCACTTGGCATCCGAGCCACATGGGTCTTGGATCGTCGGATCCATGTACACCGAGAAAGAATTACGCACCCGGCCAATCTTGATGTCTTGGTCAAACGAGTCTGAATTGCAATACTCGGTCAGAAGGCGGATGTAGCCCTCACCGTACGCCACCTGATTTTCACAGGCCGTATCGTATGCCACATCAGCGTCAGAAATGTACTCAATATGACGCATCAGGCCGTCATAAATGTCGGCAACCTCGGTATCCGCCTTGTCATCCACAGGGATGATCTTGATGGCCGGACGGTTCTGGCGCTGGTCGTTCGTGACTTGCCGAACGTGCTGCGGGAGCTTATTGATCGTCAGGCAAGGCCGCGCATTGATCGTTTGACCCTGCACAGCCCCACGAGTCGCCAAAACATCAGGCGGCCACTGCCAATGGTTGTCCGGCGACCCGGCAAAGAAGCGAAGATCGTCAATCTCATCTTCGCGGCTCTCTGAGTAAGCGGAAATCGCCATGTTAAGCCGGGCACGAGCTGTAGACAGCACGTCAGACTCTGACTTGCCGCCACTCTTGCCACCCTTAGCCACCGATGCCGCCGAACTCAAATCAGCCATTCAAAACCCCAATCACGTCAGGCTCACGCATCATAAGATACTCTTTGCCGTCATGCTTAACCTTCTGCCCGGAATACTCACCAAACAGCACATGGTCACCAACCACCAAATCCATAGGAACCAGCGTACCATCTTCCTTGCGAAGACCCGGGCCCGCAGCAACTACAACCCCACTAGCCATTTTGCTCTCAGGCAAAACAATCAGCCCGCTTGACTTTTCAACATCTTGCTCAATCAGTACGCAATTGCTTAAAGGTGTCAGATTCATTTCTTTTTTGGTGTAGATGGTTTAGATGCTTCACGCTTAACAGAGTAGGCAATAGCAACCGCCTGTTTCACAGGCTTGCCAGCATTAACCTCAGCCTTTACGTTTTTGCGGAAGGCTTCTTTGCTGGTGGATTTTACTAGTGGCATTAAGATCCCATCCAAGAATTAACCACACCGCCGCCGCCCTGCATAGTCACGCGACGCTCGCTTTTCGGATTGTACTCCCGGCTAGCCACCGGGTACGCAAAAGTTACCGCCAACGCGTCTGCCGCATCAGGAGAAGCTAAACCCCTAGCCTTCATCTCCTTCTTCCCCTCCAGAAATATCGTCCCAGACGAGTCAGGCTTCTTCATCGGCCCCAGCAAATCAGACTTCAAAGCCCGATCCTGCGGTATCGAAGCAGTCTTCAACCACTCTTTCATCGTGCCCCACATCTCCGCACGCTTATTGCCCCACATGATCGGATTCTTGGCCTTCCAGCCAAAGTTTACCCCTCGAACCTTGTACCTCTGTTCCGTCAATCTGTCAAGAATCCCGTACCCCAGCCCGCCCTCGTCAATAACCGTCAACGCAGGCCGAAACTCCTCAATCGCCTCAATCACATTCCCCACCGTCGTCATCGTGTCGTCCCCCTTATACCGCCGGATCGCCACAATGTCCCGCCCCTGCCGCACCACAATCACTGTGCTATCCATCCCCCCACGCGCCGGATCCACCCCAATCACTATTGGCGCCGTCTGATCCTTCCACTTCTGCCGACTCATTGCCTCATCAATAACCACCGGCGAAATAAACTGATCCTCACCCGCAGCCGGAAACTCCCCATACACCTCCACCCGCGCCTGTATCGAGTCCTCACCATACTCCGCAATGATCTGCTCATACACCGCCTTGTCCGTGCCCTCTACCGACCGCGCATCAATAACTTTCGTCTTCCAAAAGTCCCTCTTCGCCCCAAAACACTCAAAAAAGTACCCCACATTGCGTCGCGGATTGGAAAACGCCAGCCAGAAACGATTCGGCGTGTTTTCAGTGAAAAAACCCGTCGCCACCGACCAAATAGCATCGTCAATACCCGACGCCTCATCAAAAATCACCATTACACCGTCAAAATTGTGAACCCCCGCATACGCATCCGGGTTCTCAGCACTCCACAACCGACCCTCAATCCCCCAGTACCTCGTGCCCTTCCTCAAATCCTTCTCAACCAGCTCAGTCAACCACTTCGCCGGCAGCACCCGCGTCGCACTGATCTCAAACCAGTGACTGTTAATCCCCATCGCCAACCACTTTGTGATCTCAGCCCACGTCACCGACCTCAGCTGAGGCTCACTGTTCGCCGAAATGATCGTTGTCGAACCAATCCGGGTCGAAAGCATCCAAATCACCACCCACGACACCAACGCCGACTTGCCAATCCCCCGGCCCGAACTGATCGCCTCCCGCAAGACCTTGTAGGCCACCTCATCATTAGGCAACGCATCTTTTCCCAGCTCATGATTAGCCTTAATGTGCTCCGCCAAGTCACTGAGCACCTCGCGCTGCCACTTCCTCGGGCCCTTGAAACGCTCCAGCGGCGTTCCCTTCTCGCCCCAAGGAAAGACATACATCACAAAAGCTAACGGGTTGTCCTTGATCTGGGAGCTCCAGATAAGCGACATCAGCTCCTGCTCTTCTTTGGCTC